AAAAGTGGTAGAAGCATCAGCGAAAGTTTATATAGAGATATTTTAAACTGGGAAAAATGGAGAAAAGGCGGAAAATTAAACACTATAGAAATCACACGTATTTTTGAAAGAATGGATAAGCAATTTAAAGAAACCCTAGATAAAGAATTTACTTTAGAAGAAGTTGGAATAAAGGAGAAAGGTTCTTGGTATGATGTTTTCACGGCAGTTTCGCCTCAAATGTCTGCCTACATCCGATCAATGCGAATCAACGGTGAAGATTTAAGAGTACCTCCTAGAGTTAAGATATCAACTATTCATGGAGCTAAAGGTGGAGAAGCAGAGAATGTAGCTTTACTACAAGATCAAACAGCGAACACCTTGAAGGCATCAAAAAAATCAATTTCCAAACAGGACGAAGAACATCGTGTTTGGTACGTAGGTGTAACAAGAGCAAAACAAAATCTATTCTTAATTAGGGGAAAAGACAGAAGAAAGGAGTATAAAATATGATATTAATAAAAAAACATTGGTGGAAAACAGTTGTGGTTGTTTGGGCATGCTGCTTTGTATTGAACCTTTGGTATATTCTATGAGTGCATACGATAAACAAATAGGAGGATCTCATTATAGAAAAATGAAGATCCAGCCTAGTACCTTTATTAATGAGAATAAGTTGCTCTTTGCAGAAGGCAGTGCTATAAAATATATTTGTAGGCATAAAGAAAAGAATGGGAAGGAAGATATATTGAAAGCAATTCACTATTGTGAAATGATCATCGAGAGGGATTATAGCTGATGTATAAACCTTTACCCGAATCACTCACTATAAAACAAAGTAAAGTCAATGGCTTAGGACTCTTCGCCAAAGAAGGAATCGCCCAAGGAACTAATCTTGGTATTACTCACATTAAAATTGGGGAAGAAATTCTTAGAACACCACTTGGTGGATTCATTAATCATTCCAACACCCCTAACGTGGTGAAAGTAGAATTGCGTGATGAAAAATATACTAAGAAGTGGTCACTCGTTTCTTTACGCGATCTCAAAAAGGGAGAAGAGATCACGATACGTTACACATTTTATAATATATGAAAACAAGCACCAAGGGAACAATTAACGAAAAAAGAGCAATTATTTATTTTTTAAAAAAAGGGTGTGTCGTTTGTAAAAATGTAGAACAACATGGTCCCTATGATATTTCTATAACTCATCCTAATGGAATTACAGAATTATTAGATATTAAAACCTACTTAAAAAGAAAAAGAGATGGATATCCCATCCATCGCAGTTTAACTGCTTTACAGAAAAAACTAGGTGTCAAACTTTTTTATATTGATGAACGTATGGAAGGACATTACCACCCTCCTAAAGGAATAACTTTCACAGAAATTAAACAAGAGAAATGGATAGATGGCTATAGAAAGTGGAAAGTAGAACGTGGTGATAACTCCAAAATTTGAAGCACAGAAAGAGTGGGTTAAACCCACAGAACTACCTAATTTAAATAGCTATGACGAAATAGCTATCGATTTAGAAACCTGTGATCCTAATTTAAATCATCATATGGGTTCAGGAGCTGTTATCCAAGAAGGTAAGGTTGTAGGTATTTCAGTTGCTACCAATGATTATTGTAGATACTTCCCTTTCGATCACGAGGGTGGAGGTAATATGGAACCTACTAGAGTTTTACCTTGGTTTAGAGATCTCTTAAAAAATAATGCCGTTAAAATATTTCACAACGCTATGTATGACGTTTGTTGGATTCGTTCGATGGGTATGGAAATTAATGGATTAATCGTTGACACGATGATCGCCACATCCCTCGTTGATGAAAATAGAATGCGATACGATTTAAATAGTGTCAGTAAAGAATATTTAGGATATGGAAAAGATGAACTCGCTCTTCAAACCGCTGCTAAAGAATGGGGCATTGATCCTAAAGCAGAAATGTGGAGACTTCCAGCTCTCTATGTAGGCAACTATGCAGAAAAAGATGCCAGAGTTACTTATGATCTTTGGCAAAAGCTAAAACAAGAAATTATTAACCAAGACGTTGAATCAATTTTTAATTTAGAAACAGATTTATTTCCCTGTCTAGTTGATATGCGTTTTAAGGGAGTTCGTGTACAAGTTGAAAAAGCGAACCAAACTAAGAAACAACTAGCAACAAAAGAAGAACAGTTATTACTAGAAATTAAAAAAGAAACAAACATCGAACCACAAATATGGGCTGCGACTTCTGTTGCAAAAATATTCGACAAGTTAAAACTGCCCTATGAACGAACTGAAAAAACAGAGGCACCTTCTTTTACTAAAAACTTTTTACAAAATCATCGGCATCCTTTAGTAAAAAAAATTGCTCAAGCTAGAGAAATTAATAAAGCCCATACCACGTTCATTGATACTATTTTAAAACACGAACATCATGGAAGAATACATTCAGAAATTAATCAACTGAGATCCGATAATGGAGGAACGGTTACGGGAAGATTCTCGTATCAGAATCCAAATCTCCAGCAAGTTCCTGCAAGAAACAAGGATCTTGGACCTTTAATTAGAAGTCTATTCATCCCTGAAGAAGGATGTAAGTGGGGGTGTTTTGACTATTCGCAACAAGAACCAAGACTCGTAGTACACTACGCATCTCTTCAAAATTTACCTGGTGTTTATGATGTCTTAGAATCCTACAAAGAAGGAGAAGCAGACTTTCATAAGATAGTAGCTGATATGGCAGAGATACCTCGTATTCAAGCTAAAACTATTAATTTAGGATTATTTTATGGAATGGGTAAAGCCAAGTTACAAGCTGAATTGGGAGTGAGTAAAAATAAGGCAGCAGAACTATTTGCAACTTACCACAATAAAGTTCCTTTTGTTAAACAACTTATGGAAACTGTATCAAGAAGAGCTCAAAATCGTGGACAGATACGAACTTTGCTTGGACGATTATGCCGTTTTCATTTATGGGAACCTGCAGTATTCGGTATCCATAAGCCATTAACACACGAAGCAGCACTTCAGGAACACGGACCAGGGATCAGGAGAGCTTTCACTTATAAGGCTTTAAATAAATTAATACAGGGATCTGCGGCAGATATGACAAAAAAAGCTATGGTAGAACTCTATAAAGCGGATATTATACCTCATATTCAAATACATGATGAGTTGGATATTTCGATAAAAGATGATAAAGAAGCAGAACAAATTGTTGATATTATGGAATCAGCAGTTAAACTAGAAGTACCAAATAAGGTAGATTATGAATCTGGTGAAAACTGGGGTCAAATACATTAGGAGGAAACATGGAAACACTTAAACACTTGTGGCAAGATCACAGAAAAATTGTGATTGGCGTAGCCGTTGTTGTTATTATATTAATTATAGTAGCACTTTAATAATTACATACTAGGATTTTATGTTGGATGGCTTACTTAAATGCGAATATTCCTGCGATATATTCGCAGATCAGAAGGGAATATCTCTATGACCTTTCCGGACATGTGGGAGAAGCTGAAGACTGTATCATCTTTGGGATGGCATCGCTTTCAGGGAGTGCAATACTCTTTCATGCAATTATGGAAAATGGTGCTGTCTTCTATCGTTTACCGATTAGCGCCTTTATCCAAAGAGGCTTTGATGTCAAAAAAGTTCCTCAGATGCGACTTGACGAGTTGGAGCTTTGGAATTGTTTCAGTTACTATCCTGCTATTACTACTTACGATATCTTAAGTGGACAATCTGGAAAATATATAGGAAAAGATAAGAGATGGCATTATGGAAACTATCTTTTTACAGTTGACTGGGCACACCCAGAGAGTAATATAGTCGATACAGATCATTCGGAAATCCCGCACGAACATAAGTGCGCGCACATACTAGCCCTTGAAAATGGCAACTATGCAGCTCAGCCAAACAATAGATTAATATGGAACGTACCATCTTTTACGGTGAAAGATGAAGTTCCGACTGATTGGAAGGTACAAACCAATGATTGGACTGTTGAAAATAGTCGAAAATGGAAAACAGAAGATTCTGATAGATTCTTCTACAATATTGAGGAGACCAAAGATGATTAAAAAAATAATAGGCATTATTTGTTGGCCGTGGACGAAGTTTGTTAAATGGCTAGGAAGTGGATTGCCTGAAAAAAAAGATGGAAAATAGATTTTGTAAAAAATGTAATCACCTATGTCATTGTATAGAAGCAGATCATTCTGATTGTAAATGTGACAATTGTGAGTGTAAAGAACCTGAAGGTTTAGTTATTGATGACACTGGAGAATGTGGATCATGTCAATAAGATTCCTACTTGTTTTTTTAACTGTATTATTTTTTTCAACAAAAACAATCGCCGGATCAACCCAAACTAACGTTTCTGGAACCAATACCGCTATTGAAGGTGGATATACTTCAGAATCGACAACTACGTATCAATCAGGTTCTGAATCCACAACAACCACCAATAACACCTCAAATTCTGACATAAGATCATCACCTCCAACTGCGGGAGCACCTTCCTATAATTCAATGACACAAGATGTTTGTGCTGTTGGAGCTTCAGCAGGTGTACAAACATTTGGCATTGGGGTTAGTGCAGGAAAACATTTTATTGACAAAAATTGTGAACGGCTTAAATTAGCTAGGATTTTAAACGACTTTGGTATGAAAGTTGCAGCAGTCGCAATCTTATGCCAAGATGAAAGAGTATTTGAAAGTATGATACAAGCAGGAACACCCTGTCCCATCGATGGTAAGATTGGAAAAGAAGCTTTAGCCCTTTGGACTAAATATGATTTTGAAAGACCTGATTATAAAGCATATGTTAAACGTATGAAAAAACGAGAAACAATTGCACCTATTATAGATTCTACACCTCTTCCAGTAGACACATCTACAAATAAGAAGGTCAAATGGACACAACCAAAATAAAAATTAAAGCGATCGCAATACTATTTTTCTGTTGCTATGCTGTAGCAAGTTGTTTTTCTAATACTGTTAAAGCCGAAGATATAACTACAGGAAATCTTTTACCCAATGCTGGAGATGGAGTAGATTGGAATTCTAGTTCTACAGACCAAATTAATCCTGGTAGTTCTGGTTATGTATCCAATGGTACTGTTGTAAATGGATTTACAGTTACATGTGCCACTTCTCAAGCTAATTGTGGTTATAAATGGAGTGTGGGTGGAGATTTTGAAGTTACAGGCACTGCAACATTATCCGCCGATGATATCAATTTAACTAATAATACTCGTACTCAGGATATGTTGGACAATGGGATTACTCTTAATAATTATATTGATATCGCAAACTGTGACCATGAAGCTGGAAACTGTGAAGG